AGAGCCCACACTTAAACTTGAGATGACGGAGCCACCCAACGATGGCAATAGCAATCAACGCAACCGTAGGGTCGGCAAGCGCAAACTCCTACCTGACGCTGGCAGCAGCGCAGGAGATCATTGATGGTTTTGTGCAGGATGCTGATGTAACGGCATGGGCATCGGCTACCACTGATCAAAAGAATCGGGCGCTGTTTACCGCTACTCAACGATTGGATCGTGAGCGGTTCCTAGGTGCTCGCGCTACTGATACGCAAGCCTTGCAGTGGCCGCGTACCGGCGTGCGCAAGCCTGACACCTACATCAATACCTATGCTGTCGGCTTTCCGTTTCGCATCACGACGGACTACTACACCGACGACGAGATCCCGCAGCAAGTGCAGTATGCGCAGGTTGTGCTTGCCACATACCTCAACAACAACCCCGACGGCATTGGGCTGAGTGGACTGGAGGATTACAAGAACGTCAAGATCGGCAGTATCGACGTGACGCCAAACCTTGGCTATGGCGCTGTTGGCGTCGATAAAATCCCACCGATCGTAGAGCGATACCTGACCGGGCTTAGAATTAGCGGACCAGGCAACTTTGCAATCAAGCGGTCATGAGTTACATGTATCCCGGTGCTGAGTTCATCGACGACACTGCAGCTCATGCCGGCCGCTTTGGCAAGATCGTTGCCCTTGAGGATTCGGTGATCGCCAGCTTGACTGCAATGGACTGGACCGGCAACACGCTGAGCGCCATCCCATTCAAGGCAAGCACTGAGATCGAAGGCGTCTTCACCAGCATCACTCTGACTAGCGGCACTGTTGTTGCTTATAGGCTCTGATGGCTTACGTTCTCCCTGGTGGTGGTGATGCGGTAGCACGCGAGGGGCTTGAAATCCCTACGCATGATTGCATTGTCAATACATACGACGGCGCAAACAACTTGCTAACTGCAACGTACAAGCGTGGCGGCACAAGCGGCAAGACCGTAGCAGTACTGACAATGACCTACGACGGCAACAATAATCTGCTTACCGTTGTTCGGAGCTGAGCAATGGCATTCAAGCTCAATCCGTTCACCAGTCAACTCGATACCGTCCGCAATCAAATGTTGTGGGGATCGTTTTACGATACGACTCAACAGATTGCGACGCTTGCTAACACTGACTACCCGATTGGAATCAATTCAACAGATCCGGACAGTCGTGGCGTTAGCATTGTTTCTGGCTCGCGCGTTACGTTCTCCCGTGCTGGTGTTTACAGCGTCATTTACTCTGTCCAGTTTGTAAACACAAGCGCTTCGATTCACGACATCAATATCTGGCTGCGCAAAAACGATAGCGGCGTCACCGGTGACGTACCAGCATCGGATAGCAAGTTCAGCATTATCTCCAGTCATGGCGGCGTTGATGGTCATGTCATCGGCTGCGTAAATTACGTCCTAAAGCTTGCTGCTAGCGATTACTTGGAATTGATCTGGTCAACAACCAACGTTGCGGCCAGCATTCAATCCTTGCCATCGTCGCCATCAGGACCGGCGCATCCTTCCATCCCTGGCATTATCCTTACAGCAGTGCAGGTTGCCTGATGGCATTAGCTAGCCCGCTACGGAAGGTTGCCAGCAAGCTGATGGCGAAGTTTGGCGGTACTGCTACCATCCGCCGCGTGGTGACTGGCGCCTACAACCCAACGACTGGCACCGTCACTGAAACCACCACCGACACTACAGTGCGCGGTGTGCTGGAAGATGTCAACTTGCGTGAGGCTAATGATCTGATTCAGGCAAACGACAAGCGGCTTTTGATCGCTGCGGCTGACATTGCAAATCCACCTACCACTGCCGACGAAGTGCTCATTGGAGCAATCACGCATCAGGTGATCACGGTGCGCACCATCGAACAGGACAACACCCCGATCACCTACGAGTTGATCCTGAGGGCATAATGGCACGCACAATCCAGGTTGGTGATATTGGTGATTACGCCAGCCAGCAGATGGAGAAACTGCTGCGGGTTGCAGTGCTGGAAACAGATAGCCGCCTCAAACAGGCAAGCCCTGTCGACACTGGCAGGTTTCGTGTTAGCTGGCAGATAGGCGAAAATGCGGCGCCAGGCGGAGAGAAACCTGCAGGCACATATGGGGACATACCGCAGATTGAACGCATCGGCTACCAACAAGAGAAGCTAGGCAACGTCTACAGCGTGCACAACAACCTGCCGTACGCAGAGCCTCTTGCTAATGGCAGCAGCAACCAAGCACCAGCGGGTTGGGTGCAAGGCATCGCCAAGGACATCCAAGGCTTTGTGCAAGTCAATGCTGACCGCATCGGGAGGGAGTCATGAGCAGCACCTACAACGACGTTCGCGCTGCCATCGAAGGGCGCATCGCAACGCAGATGGCGCTGTCACCTGCGTATCCGGTCAGCTATCAGAACGTGCCGTTTACGCCGCCCAACAACACGCCATGGGTGCAGGTGTTTATTCGATTTGGCGATAACAACTATGCCACGTTGACCAGCTTTAACCGCCAGACTGGCACGCTGGTGATCAACGTTTTTACGCCGCAGGGTCAAGGCACTGCTGCTAATTTCACCATTGCAGAGCGGCTAAAAGATTTGTTTGATCGCGCCAAGTTTTCTAGCATCATCTTTGATGCAGCCTCAGGGCCAGCGCAAGTAACGCCAGCAGCGCCTGAGCCTTACTTTCAGACTCAGCTAACTGCTACGTTTGAAGCGTATTTAGACTGACGGTAGCCAATACCGTTCACAACATGGCTGTCACTGTTTTGTCCGGTACGTCCGGCGCCCTTTACTACAAACCCGCCGGGACTAACGGCAACTTCCCCGAATCTGGCGTCAACGCCAGCACTGATGTCATCACCGTTCAGCCGTATCTGAACTTCAAAGCTGGCGATCCGGTGAAATTCCGTGTGGTCAATAGCCAGACCGGCGGATCTGGATCCGGTACGCTGCCGTCTCCCATTGATGGCGCCACAACTTATTACGTGCTGAGCTACACCGCAGCTACTGGCGCGCTGACCGTCTCCACATCGGCCGGTGGCACCATCCTTGCCATCACCGACGACGGCACGGCTGTAGCACCTAACGAGTTCGAGGTGTACTACGCCGACTATGCGGCAGTCGGGCAAGTGCAGTCCTGGTCGTTTGAGATCAGCCGCGCCGAGATTGACGTCACCACCATCGGGCAAACCGCTGGGCAGTACGCGCCCTTCCGCGCCTACATCCCCGGTTTCGCTGATGGCAACGGCACCGCCACCATCTACGTCACCAACGAAGATGCTGCGCTGTCCAACCGCATGGTGGAAGACGTGCTGCAGCGCCAGCAGGTTGGTTGCGCCTTCAAGCTGTACACCGACAAGCAAAGCAGCGAAGCTCTCAGCCGCTCCATTGCCATGGATGCCGTGCTGCTGACCGCCAGTCTGAACATCAACCCCGATGATGCTCAGCAGGTGGAGATCACATTCCGCCCGGCGGGTGCGCCCACTTTTGACTTCAGCACTTCTGCTTGATAGCTGAACGGCCCCGGCGTATGCTGGGGCCACTCACATTTATTGCATGGCATCATCTGCACTGGCACGGCTCAAAAAAGCAGCCAATCTTCAGCCGATCAAGCGCGTCGTAACACTCAACGATGGAACTACGTTTGAGTTTTATGCCACGGCTTTGACTATGGCAGAACGCGAGCGCGCGCAGAAAATGCCAGGTGGCGATGACCCGAACGGTTTTGCGCTAAATCTGCTCGTGACCAAAGCATCTGACGATGCCGGCCAGCGGTTGTTTCAGTCCGGTGAAATTGCTGAGCTGAAAAACGATGTGCTTGATAGTGACTTGCAAGCCATGATGCTTGCCATCATCACCAATCCAGAGGAAGGCAAAGAACTGGACATGAAAAGCGGTAAAGGCTGAGCTGAAGAAAGACAACCTGCTACTGCTGCAGCTTGGCGTTGCAAAAGAGCTTGGGTATAGTCTGGCGCGGCTGAATCAAGAGGTGACACTAGAGGAACTGCTGATTTGGTCTAGTTATTTTGAGCTGCAGAATGAAGAGCAGGATCGTAGAATGAAGCAACGCCGTAGGTAAGTCGTGTCGGTTGTCGCCAACGTTGCCATTAACGTCGACAGCAGCCAGGCAGTTACCAAGCTGCGGCAGGTGCAATCGCAGTCGCAAGCAACAGAGCGCGCAGTTGACGGGCTTGGCGCCGCAGCTGGCAAACTTGCGGCTGCGTTTTCTCTTATTCAAGCAGCTAGGTTTGTTTTTGTCAGCACGGCTGAAATTGAAACCCAAACACGCAGCCTTCAGGTTTTAACAGGTAGCGCAGAAAAAGCTGGGCAGATCATCAAAGATCTGCAGCAGCTTGGTGCTGTAACGCCTTTTACTAGTTCAGAGCTGATTGATTCAGCCAAGAGACTGCAGGCGTTTGGAGTTGAGACAAATAAGGTCGTTGAAACAACGCGCAGGCTTGCGGATGTCAGCGGCGCAACCGGCGCTGAGCTTCAAGGCTTGGTCACTGCTTACGGGCAAGTGCAAGCCAAGGGCAGGTTACAAGGCGAAGAACTACTGCAGTTCCAAGAACGTGGCGTTGCTCTCCAGCAGGTATTACGCGAAGAGTATAACCTAAGTGGAGAAGAATTTCAAGACGCACTTGAAAAGGGCCGAATTAGCGCACAGGCTGTTGAGTATGCAATACAAAAACTTACAGCCGCTGGTGGCAAATACGCCGATGGCGCAGTAGCCCAAAGCGACACATTGGCGGGCCGTCTAAGCACTCTTCAGGACGCCGTACAGAACCTTGCATCCCGCTTAGGTTCAATCCTTGCGCCTGCAATGCAGAGCATTTTGGGGCTTGCGATTGATATTGCCAATCAAGTTAATAATGTCTTTGAAACCATCCTGCTACAGCGTCAGCTAGGCGCAAATCTTTCTAATCAGCAACGAGATCGCTTGTTTAGGCAAGCGGGGCAAGAAGCCGAGCAAATCGCTAAGTTACGTGGCGGTGGTCGCATCAATGCAGATCAATTTACGCAGCTGCGAGAAGAGCGATTCCGCGATCTGATGCGCACCTATGGCTATCAGCAAGGAATCCTCAAGCCGCCTACTGCAACGCCTCCCGCGGCCGCCGCAACGCTGCCAGGGCTGATGGCTGCAACTGGCGGCAAAGGTCGCAAGGGCAAGTCTGACGCAGAAAAAGCGGCCGAGAAAGCAGCACGCGAAGCGGAAAAATTACGGAAAGAGCTTGAACGGTCGCTTGAAGTTGGCGATCAACTTGGCACGCAATTTAGTCGCCAAGCAGCGTTGCTGTTTGAGGGATCAGAAATTGAACGCAAGCGCCTGCAAATTCAATTTGATTTCCAAGACCGCGCTAAGCAGATCTCAGAGCTAAAAAACGCCGAACAGCAAACAAACCTTAATCAACTTAATACAGAAATCCAACGGCTTGAGCTGATTGATCTTCAAACCGAAGCGCTGAAGAAACAGGCAGAGGAAGCGGACAAGCTTTTCAAAAAAGCAATGGAGGGCTCAGAGTTTGGAGTTGCCGGCGAAGGTACTGTTGCATCTGGCTTGACTGATGCTATTAGCAAACTAAAAGAAGAGCTTAATCCGATTAAGCTTGCAACCGACACAATCGTCAATGGCGCAACTGCTATCGGAGAGGCATTTAGCACTGCATTTGGCGAGGTCATTACTGGCGCAAAGTCAACGCAAGAGGCGCTGGCTGATGCTTTTAAGAGGATCGGTCAAGCGTTCATCAGCATGGCACTTGAAATCATTGCCAAACAGATGACGCTAATCATTTTGCAGACAATCCTCAATGCTTTGAGCGGCGGTGGTAGCGCAATGGGCACTGCCAACAAAAACCTTTCAGGTACTGGTGCGTTATCAAGCACAAAACTGTTCCCGACAGGTGCATTTGCAGAAGGCGGCTTCGTCACCGGACCAACCAACGCCCTTATCGGCGAAGGCGGCGAGCCGGAGTACGTCATCCCCGCCAGCAAGATGCGCACCGCAATGGGCCGGTACGCAGGTGGTGCACGCGGCGCCGCTGTCATTCCCGGCAACGGCGAAAGCGGCGGCGGTGGCATGGGCGCTGCCCCCTCGGGCACCATCGACGTGCGCTACAGCATCGAACGGATCAATAACGTGGATTACGTCACCGCCGATCAGTTCCAGCGGGGCATGGCACAGGCTGCCCAGCAAGGCGCAATCCAAGGCGAGCGCCGGGCCATGCGTAGCCTCAAGAACAGTAGTGCGACGCGCCGAGGAGTTGGCATCTAATGGAATACGCCTACGGCCACCTACTGGACATCGGCCCCAGCGGCCAAGCAGCCCAATACCGCTTCCAGAACTACGCGATCAACCAAAACGTAGACGGCTACTTGTTTCTGCCGTTCAGCTTTGGTGGAGCGGTAGCCACGCTCCAAGGCGACAACCTTGACGCGACACTCCAGTTTGCCAACACAAAAATGGCTAGCGCGTGGATTGTTGACGCCCTCGATAACCTGTGGGTTGCCAAGGTCACCACGGTGCTCTGGGAACCCTCCACTGGAGCAGTCCAGCGCACCCTTTACAACTACTGGGGCACTTGCTCTAGCGGTGGTTGGGACGAAACCAGCATCCAAGTCAGCTTGAACTCAGTGCTCGATGCTGTGCAGGCCAACATCCCTGGACGCCGGTTGCATCGTTGGCAAGTCGGCAGCATCCCGTTTACAGCTCAAATCAGTGTGTGAGCATCTGATCGGCCGACGCTATGAATACGGCGGTGACGATTGCATCCATTTGGTCGTGGACGCCTTAAAAGCGCTAGGCAAAAATCCGCCAGAAGTCGCGGAGCACTGGTACGCCTTGACTCCGCGTGGCATCTTGCGGGAGCTGTCGGTTTACTGCGACACTCTGGATGCTCCCATCTACGATGGTGACATCATTCTGTTTGGCGCCAAGCCACCTGAATTCGGAGTCCAATGGCAGAGTGGCATCCTATTCATAAACCCCTTAATTTCCGCAGTGGACTGGAAACCGGTGGGCAGTCTTATGATCCGCCGCTCCTACCGTATGAAATCGCGCTAATTGAGGCGCTGGGTTGCACTGAACAGGAATACAAAGAATTTGTCCGTTACGCACGCGATGCAGCTTATGTGCGTCCGGCTGAATACGACAATATCCCGGAAGTTGTTAACGGCCCGATTGTTCCAATACTGATTAACGTTGCAATCGGTTTAGCGCTTACCGCCGTCAGCATCTTGCTGGCACCAAAAGCACCAGCGCTTGAAACACCCACCAAAATTCGCGGCAAAAAGCTTGCTGATCAGATCGGTCCTACCCGGTTTAATCAAACAACAAGTTTTGACAACGTCAGCAGCCTTGCCGAATACGGTCAGCCAATTCCTATCCCGTTTGGCAAGCGGGGCACTGGAGCTGATGGCGCCCTGACCGGCGGTTTGATTCTTGCGCCTGCATTGGTGTGGAGCCGCATCTACAGCTACGGCAGCTACCAAGCGTTTGAAGGTATCTACGTTGCTGGCGAGTATGGCAGTGACGCCCCCGAGCTTGGCGGCATCCGCGTTGGTACCACAGCGCTAAACAGCCTCGGCAACCGCGATTTTGCTGTTTACTGGTCCTCCCAGCTCGGTGAAAATCGCCCTACACCCAGCCGGCGCATTGCTGGTACAGATCAGGGTGGCGCCAGCGGCACCGTTGGTCGCCAAGTATTTACTGCCCCCACCGAGGACGGACAGTTCAGCCAAGGATTTTCCATGGCTTACACCCCTCAAGCGGATACGTCGTTTGGAACAGCCGAGCCAATCCACAACGGCACGGCCTTCCGCTTCAACTGGGAAATCATCTCGGCGCCCTACGCAGCAACTGAAGGCCCGGACAATAAAGACGCTCGCGTAGAAACTCAAGCCCGCCGCCGCAAGATCGCTGGTTCCGATGCTGATGTTCTGCATCGCTACGCCAATCAACCCAGAGAAGACATTCCACAGGTCGGTATGCCCGGCGTAGGCCGCGCCTACTCCCGCCGCATGGGTTTTGTTGCGCACAGCGGAACCAATGGCGGTGCCGACGTAAGAGACCGCACAATCGTATCGGTAGCAGAAAACGATACCTTAACATTTGAAATCAACGGTAATAACTGGAAAGATTTCAACCAATCTGATTTTAAAGACACAGAGGTCAACGTTAAAGACCTGAAGGCTTCTGCCGATTCTTGGAGAGCAAGGGCTTCTGATTTGTTGGCCATAGGCTCTAAATGGATTATCGGCGCTTCGGTGTGGGTTGTTGAAAGCAGAAGCCCCGCCACTTGGACACAGTTTCAAACCCAACGCATTACATTTAAATGCACCGCAATTACCGGCGTAGCAACTGTCGGGCTGGCTGGCAGAAGAACAGTAGAAGAACCACTCGGCGGCTACGAGGGTAGTGTCTTTAACCCCAACAAACATTGCGGCGCAGCTTTCTTTAACATCTGCCGTCTGCATATGGCAAGCATTCGTCCTGTGCGACGTGATGCCCAAGTCATCGAAATTGGACTCCGCAGCCAAGTCTGGAATCGCGCTAACGGCCTGTGCAACTTCAACGCAATTCCTACTCCTTTCAAGCTGCACCAACTCGATAAGCAGGACATAACGCTTACGACGCCTCGAATGGATAAGTACTTTGAGCGCACATCGTGCTTTTCTATTTGGGTACGCCCAGTTCAGGTCTACGGTCAAGCCCAGCAGCCTTGGCGCAGGATGCCGCAGGTCTTTTGCGTTACTGGCAGTGCACCAGTCGATCAATACAACTACATCCGTATTCGTCCTCGCCAAGTCGGCTACTACGAGTACCGCTTTATTCCACGCACTGGATCAGACATTGCAATCAACAGTATTGACACGAATCAAGTTGTCCGTCTCAATGCAAACACCGGAGCTGAATTTGGTCAAGACTATGCAACAGATTACGGTGCTTTTCGCGTAACAACAAACGGTGATGTCGTATCTATTGCCGACATTCGCTTAAACGACGAACTCGTAACAGACCCGCAAGAAGCCAGCAGCGTAACCCCCCCTCAAACCACGCTCCCAACAGCGCTATCCCAATACGACCAAAGTTCGAACAACGGCAGTATCCAGCAGGTCGTCAATGCGTGGCTTACCGAAAAACTGGGATATGCACGCGATTATCCCGGTAGCGTCCGCAGCGCCACGATCACCTTCGACAAACCCGGCGTCGGGCAAATTGTCTTCAACGTAAACGCCACATCTGTAGCTGGCATACTTGGTGTCACCATTGGCCAGGTCTACCTTGACGCAAACCGTGGAAATCCTTACCAGTGGACAAACGTCTCTTACAACGTCATTTCTGCAAACGGCACGTGGAACACATCCCATAGATTCACTGTCGTCATCCCAGTCAATAACGACTTTTCACGCGTAGGCCGCTACTCGGCAGTCAACGTTGCCTTTGCTGTTACTGCTGTCCGAGTCGTATCCACAGTCAACAGTTCCACGGTCAGCAGCGCCGAGCGCGTCTTTGAGGAAAACTCACAGGTTTCAGACTGCAGCCACTACCTGGAACTGACCAAATCAAACGAAAGCGGGCCAGAGCATCAGATCGTTTACGTCAACGAGTGCCTTTCCAACGAAACACTCGCCGAGTACTACGGCATGTCCACACTGGGATTCACCGTTAAGTCCAGCGGTCAACTGGGCGGCATCGGTCAAATCCGCGCTTGGGTTCCAACCGGCATCAGCGTTTACCGTTTGATCGAGCAAGACAACAAGCCCAGCAACCTCTTCGCCGATCTCGTCTACTACCTGCTGACCAGCAAGAGCCAAGGTGTCGGCAACGTCGTCCCAACAGAGCTGATCGACGTCGAGTCGCTCACCACAACCGCCCAGTACCTACGCGCCAACAAGATCTTCTTCGATGGCGTGGTGGAAGACAGCGACAGCCTGCGCTCGTTCCTTTACGACAACGCAGCGCTTCAGCTCTGTAACTTCACCATCAAAAACGGCCGATTCGGCATGATGCCGGCGCTGCCTTACGACAGCAGCTACCAGATCAGCACCACGCCCATCGCTATCGAGCAGATCTTCACCTCGGGCAACATCATCCAAGACAGCCTGCAGGTCCAGTACATCGACGCCGCCCAACGCGCCAACTTCCGCGCCTTAGTTACTTGGCGCGTCACCGTCGAAAACGACCTGCCGACACAAGCATCTGCATTGGTTGACTGGGCCGACATTCCCGAAGGCAGCCGCTCCACGACCCAGCAAACCTTTGATCTGACTGACTTCTGCACCAACCGTGCCCAAGCACTGAAGACCGCGCGGTTCCTGCTGAGCATCCGCCGCCGTGTCACTCACACCGTCAGCTTCAAGACCGTACCCGACGCCCTCGGCATCCAACCCGGTTCCTACATCCGCGTCATCACCGAAGCCACCACCTACAGCGCCACCAACAACGGCGGCATCACTGACGCTGGAACCTTGGTCAGCGTTACTTCCATCGCCAACGGTACCTACGACGCCCTGATCTACAACCCCACTACGAGTGCTGTAACCGAGCAACGCATCACGATCCAGAACAACGCCGTCACAGATTCCGCCCTACGCGGCTGCCTCTTCACGCTGCTGAGCCTGCAAACCAGCGCTTCGGTCTACCAAGTGGAGCAGCTCACACTGGACGAGGACGGTCTCGTCAACATCAGTGCTGTAGAAGTGCCCGTTGATTCCACCGGCGTTAGCATTGTGGCTAAGGACGTTCTGACCGACGCAAACTTCCGGGTGCTCGAGTAATGGCTTTTCCAACACTGACGCCAACCAGCCGCGAGTTCACCCCTGGTGCGTGGCCAATTAAAAATTACAACTCACAATCCGGCGCCGAGATCCGAATTTTGTACGGATCTCAACGTACCAACGCCAAGCTCGGCCTTAGCTACGAAAACGTAACTGATGCAAATGCCCAGCTCTTTATTGACGACTTCAACTCAAATATCGGCACACTTCGTACTTTCACGATTCCCTCCGCTACACGAAACGGATGGAACGGTAGCACGGCAACTTTGGATGCACCGCCTGGCACAAAGTGGCGTTACGAAAGCGAGCCACAAATCCGCTCGGTGAGACCCGGCCGTAGCAGCGTTACAGTGAATCTGGTGGCGGTGATCTAATGGCCAAGGTTTATACCGGACGCGACGGTCGCCTGCTGATCGACGGCACCGAGCAGATCAAGGTCAGCAACTGGACCTTGACTGGCTCTCTTGAAGTGCTGGAAACAACCACGCTTGGCGAATCACAACGCAGTTACGCGCCAGGCGTCCAAGAATTCAACGGCAGCGCCACACTGCTGTACTACAAAGACGACGCAGGCCGCAACGATGCCGCCACGGCTTTGAAGAAAGTGCTGCGCGTGTCGGGCGTCAGTAGCAGCGATACGGTCACAATGCGTCTGCGCTTGGTGGACGGCAACACAAACAGCGACGTGCAGCTCACCGCTTACATCACCAGCGTCTCGTTTGGCGCCAGCGTTGGTGAAGTCAGCTCTGCCCAGATCAGCTTCCAAGCCACTGGTGCACTCACAGCGGTGACAATCTGATGGGCATCTACCTCGGCAATGTCGGCAATATCGAGCTGACCCGTAAATCGTTAGAGGGTAGCGTCGAATCTGTCGTAAATCCGTCCGACGTAAATACAGAACGCGACCGATTTAGTTTTGATTTCGACTCAAGTTTTCTAATCAGTGGCGATTTGGTGGAACTCACCACCACTGACGGCACCAATCTTGATTTTGTCGCAGCATCTGGTTGGGCAAACAATACCGTCCAACCCAGTGGCAACTGGTACGTTTTCATTGATGAGCTAGGCGGCATCAAGCTTTACAGCACTTTCGACGAAAGCCTTGAAGGCGGCTTAACCGACTTGGTGCCCCTTGCTGCGATTGCACGCAATATTCCAATCCGCGTCAAAATCCGCGACCGTGACTCACGCCTGCTGGCAGCAGTTACGGAATACGAGTTAAATACAAACCGCGAGACAGTTGATATCACAACCCTTAGCGACGAACACCGTCAGCAGTACAGCAGTCTGATTACCGGAAGCGGTCGCCTTAATGCACATTGGGACTACGCTAACGAATACGAAAAAGAGCCAGTGCATTACCTGATGCAACTGGTTATTCGCACGGAAGTCGGTTCAGCATTTCACGGCAAGTTTTACATCAAATATCCTGAAACCACAGCGCAAGCTGGCGACTTTGAGGCATCGCAAATAAACGATGCGCTGTGGTGGGAGTTTGATGCCATCGTCACCGCCAGCGCCGTTAGCTTCACGGCTGATGCCATGGTGGTTGGCACGATTGATTTTGTCGCCACTGGTCCAATTCGCCTCAAGGCACAAACGCTGCAAAAGCGGTATCTGCTGCAGGAAGACGACGGCAAGATCGAGATGGAGCAAGATGCCGACTCCTACATCCTGTTGGAAGAACGGGAGTAAGACTTAGACTCGGTGTAACTGTAAACGCCACGCAGGCACTGGGGCATGGCCGACCTACGCATCAGCGAACTAGCGGCATTAGCCGGTGCCAACCTTGCGGCGAGTGACCTCCTCGCTGTCGTTGACACCAGTGCCAGCGAGACCAAAAAGATTACGGTGGTCGATCTGGTCGGCAATGCCACCACGCTGATTGCTGATGCCACAATTCCCAGCGCCAAGATCCTGTTTGGTACTGCAGAGATTGCAGGTACTGCACTGGAAGACGGTGCTGTCGATACGTTGCAACTTGCTGCTGATGCTGTCACCGCCGCCAAACTTGCAGATGAATCCAGCGTCGATCTTGTAACCACCCTCCCAGCCAGCGGTGCTTTTGTCGGTCAAATCGCACTCGATACCGACGACAGCAAGATCTACTGCTGGAACGGCAGCACCTGGGTCAACATCAAAGCATCCGGCAGCATCAACGCTGTCGTTGGAGACACGGCCGGCGTTGTCAACTTGGCCGTCACCACATCCGGCGACCAGGTCACGATCACAACTTCACTGGACGCTACTGGCGCAGCAGCGCAATTCCTCGCCGGTCCGACTTCTGCCGCTGGCGCAGTTACATACCGCACGATTGCAGCAGGCGACCTCCCAACAGCAACCACTGGCGCCAAGGGTGCTGTCGTCGTTAACGGCAACGGCCTGACGATGAGCGGCGACACCGTCGTTATCAACAACACCGTCACCGCCGAAGCCAGCAACTACCACGTCGTCCAGTACAACGCCAAGGGTCTGGTCACCGGCGGCCGGCAAATCATCGCGGCCGACGTTCCAGTCGCTACTGCTAGCAGCATCGGTGTCGTCAAACCCGGCTCCGGCCTCGGCGTCGACGGCGCTGGAACACTCGACCACACCAACTCGATCACCCCGGCAAGCGCTGCCAAGGTCACCTACGACAGCCAAGGCCACATTGTTGCTGCACTGGCGCTGTCCGCAACTGACATCCCCGAGCTTGACGCCAGCAAAATTACAACTGGTACGTTTGCAGCAGCGCGGCTTGCTGCCAACAGCGTCACGGCAGAACAGCTTGCCGATTACGGCATCGCGCAAGTCAGCAGCACGCAACCGATCCCCGAGTTTGCAGGCCAGCTCTGGATCAACCCCACCGACCGCACCGCCTACGTCTGGGTCGGCCAAGTTTCTCCCGCGCAGGGCTACTATCTCCCGCTCAACAACGAGTTCGGCGCCCAAGCCAACCTGCGTTTTGGTGGTACGTACAACGCCAACACCAACACAATTTCCAGCCTTAATACCTACGGCGCATCGGCAGGTCTGACTGTTGGGTCTGCTCTAATTCCTCCGACTGCTGCAAGCTCTGGTCTGTATTTGCTGGTTACCACAACAGGCACAGGCGTATCACCAGCACCTGCCGTTGCACTAGACGTCGGCGACTGGATCCTGAGCCCAGGTTCTGGTACGACTTGGACTCACGTCAACATTGTTGGCGCGGGCATCAGCGTGATCGACGCTGGCGACGTCACGTTTAACGGTGCCGCTCTAACGCCAGCCATGACCGGTGTGGCAGACGCCGAAGCTGCGTTGACCACACTGTGGGGTCGCGTGCAAATCGCAACCACCTCAACCGTTGGTGTAGTACTCGAAAGCACCGAAATCACGGTCAACAACAGCACCGGGCTAATGGAAGTTGGAGTGGTCGATGAAGGCACCTACTGATGTCGAGCTTCAACTACAACGGCGAAAACCTCCCGCGTGGCGGCATTGAAGGCGAAATGCTGATCAAAGTCAGCAATGCTGACTACTACGTGCAGTACAAAACGCTGCCCGAAATTTTCGAGGAGTACGACATCGTTATCGACGAGGGTGAATATTAGTAAACTGCCTGAGTAAAGCCGTCCCAGTGGGAGTTAAGGCATGGCTACCTGGCAGCATCTCCGTAGCAGCACCGCAAATAAGCGCCCCACCACCAGTTTGGCTGACGGGCGAATTGCGATCAACACCAACACCGCAAGCCCCGGCCTTTTCTTCAAGGACTCCGCTGGTACGGGCATCGTCAAGGTTGGCCCTGTCCACGTAGGTACCACAGCGCCCAACTCCGTTCCCGCGTCAGGCGGCAGCACTGGTAACTACCTCGGTGAGCAATGGCTCGACACCAGTGTCAGCCCTGCTCAGATGAAAGTCTGGAACGGCAGCACGTGGGTTGGCGTTGTCGCCGATGAACTGCCTGTCTCAAAGCTGCAAGATGGCGCTGCCCGCCAGCTCATCCAAACAGACGCTGCCGGCACCGGAGTTGAGTGGACCAGCAACGTTGATGTACCAGGCACGCTGGACGTAACCAGCACCGCAACATTCGACAGCATTGCGCAGCACCCACTGGGGAGTGCCGCGGCTCCGACGCTGACGTTCACCGGCGACACCAATACCGGCATCTACTCCCCCGGCGCAGACCAAGTAGCCATCAGCACCTCGGGGGCTCAGCGCCTTGTAGTTGATGCGAGTGGGAATGTTGGGGTGGGCACTGCTAGCCCTAGGTATAACCTATCCCTTGGCAGCACAGCCATTACATCTACAGCTTCTCCAGATACCATTGATCTGGGCGGCACCTATAGCGATACGGCAGGCGCAAATCTTAAGCTGCGTCTGTACTGGGACGGTACAACGCCACAAGGGTTTGGAATTAGCGCGTCTCAAATGGATTATGTAGCGGCATCGAACGCTGCTCATGTGTTCTACAGGGGCGCATCAGAAGTGGCTCGATTTGATAATGCAGGTTCTTTAATCTATGGCACATCAACTAGCCCAGGAGCTGATATTTTATCTGGCACTGGTTTCTATTATCAAATTGCTACTGGCTTGTTTTATGTACGCAGCAATGAAAGTCCAGTTGCAGCTTTTAATAGGGGCGGTAACGACGGCACACTTGTTGAGTTCAAGCAAGATCAAACCACTGAAGGTACGATCTCCGTTTCCGGCACTACCGTCTCCTACAACGGTGCTCACCTAAGCCGCTGGTCGCAACTTCCCTCTGGCGCAGAACGCACCGAAATCCTGCGCGGCTCCGTCCTTTCCAACATCGACGAGATGTGCGAGTGGGGTAACGAAGACAACGAACAGCTCAACCGGATGAAGGTGAGTAATGTCGAAGGTGACAAGAACGTGTCCGGCGTGTTCCAAGCTTGGGACGATGATGACGACACCTACACCAACGACTTCTATTGCGCGATGACGGGTGACTTTATTATCCGCATTGGCGCTGGTGTTACTGTTGAGCGCGGTGATCTTCTGATGTCCGCTGGTGATGGCACCGCCAAACCCCAAGATGACGACATCATCCGCAGTAAAACCATCGCCAAAGTCACCAGCACCAACGTGAGCTGCACCTATGACGACGGCAGCTACTGCGTGCCTTGTGTACTGATGGCGTGCTGATCGGTCGTAGTCCCCTTCTCTACTGACCCTGGCTGAACCATCTGGAATTTCCGGATAGTTGCCGCATGGTCTAATGTGGTGGAGCAGCGAGTGCAACCTCCTGCTCCTGGCCACAGTTCTCTAAAAACCATGACCCAACAAGATTACAGCAACGATCTCGTCTTCCGTTCAAACGGTGAGGAGTACGCCCGTGTTGACGGGAACAAAGAATGGAAGACTCAAACTCCTGCTACCAAGCTTGAGATCAGCGCCACAGACAACGACGAGGATGTGACCAAACTTGTCGAACACGTTGCCGACATGGTTGATGGTGTCAGCGTTACCGTAAAACCCGGCGGCTCAATCAAAATGACTGGCGACGCCAAGATCACATTTAGCTGACGCTCACAAGTCCACGTCATTAGGCAGGCAACCGGCCTACTCAACAGGTTGCAACCCTACTAACCTGCTACTGAACACGGTTTTACCATGGCCACCAACTTTGTTTGGGGTATCAACACCCTT